TCCTCTTCTTCGCCTTCTTCGTCGTCACCTTCCGCCATAGCAGACCGGATAGCAGACCGGATAGCAGCACGTAGGTCGTCATCACTCATAGACTTCTTTACCGATACTTCCAAATCGTTATCTTTGATATATTTCTTGAGCTCGTTACGGTCTAGGTCATCCAAACCATCATCTTCACCTTCTTCCTCTTCGGTTTCCTCTTCTTCAGATTCTTCTTCCTCCTCTTCCTCTTCCTCTTCAGGTTCTGGAGCTTTCTTGCCTTTTTTCTTCGGAGCAGGTTTTTCTTCTTCCTCTTCCTCCTCGGTTTCTTCCTCTTCTTCTACCTTTTTGGTTACTTTCTTGGTAGCTTTCTTTTTGGGCTTTTCGTCGTCCTCATCTTCGTCATATTGAGCTTTGATTTCTTCCACTAAAGATAACCAATCTTCATCTTCAAACAATTGAAGGTCGTGTTCTTCGTCGAAGTTCTGTAAACCTTCCAAAGCACGTTCAAAATCCTTCATACCGTATTTAGGAATCAATTCCGACAACGGCTTCAAGGTCATAAAGTATTCGATTTCCTCATCAGTAAGAGGACGTGGAGCCGTTTTCTTGGGGAAAGAAACTTCATAGAAATTTTCACCTTTCTTCTTGTTAGGATTCTTCATATACTTCACAAGAATCGGCAGACCGTCATCTGGGTCGGTGAACGGGTCAACTTCAATCGGTTCGTCCTCATCTTCGGAAAATGCTAATTTATTCATAGCATCACGAACCATCTTTTTGAACTCCCAAACTTTAGCTCTCAACTCTTCGTCTGCCGAT